CATAGGGTTCATTATATACTAAGTTACTAAGTGTAGTTCGTTCAATCGTCTGTGTTGACATACTGTAGCGCATCCTCGTTCATTTGTTTTTCAATTAATTCTTCTAATACTTTGCCGATGACTGAATAGAATTCATCATCAAACATTTCTTTTGGTAGTCCATTAGAGTCTAACACATTAAAGTCGAATTGTAAAGAGGCTTCTGTTTTTTCTTCGTTCTCTACAATTGCCACTTTGCCATATTCATAGACTACTCCTTGATATTTTCCTGCCTCTTCGGTCAATCCAATACCAGACCAAGTCTTGTCTTTGTTCTCTACGAATTTATACATAATGTAAGTAACTTCCTATGATATACTTAGGTTTCTCAACTGGTTTCTTTCCAGCGTGTAAATGTGTCCACATTGGTGGGAACATTAACAACCTACCCGCTTCTGGTACAACCGCTTGGTCAAACTGAGGAAAAACGGTATGTCCTTGTCTGTTATGGTCAAGGTATAAAAAGAATACCAAGAACCTACGAGCAGAATCTATATTACCAACATCAACGTGATCTGAAAATTCATCTACATCATTAGGTAAATATCTCTTCATACGAAACTGTTCAAATGCATATTGTTGTGGAAACATCTTATCAGTAACATTACAGTCTTTCATGTATTTATCAATATACTCAACAAACCGATTCTGTAATGTTTGCCAAAATGGTTGCCATTCGATATGTTTCTGCAAAGTAATTTGTGTGAAAGAGCGATGTCCTTTTAGGACAATCTCTTCATGGTGTTCTGGTGATTCCTCAAACATAGCAATAAGTTGATTTGCAAAATCTTTGTCAATCACTCTATCGTATACTTTGATGAACTGATCCATTATGTTATAATCCCACCTTTTGGCGGTGTTGCAATGCCAGTTGTTTGTTGTGTCCAACCAGATGCAAGTTCTGAAGCAGTCTCAATCATATACATGACACTATTCTTTGTAAACTCAAAGTCACCCTTTGGTTCTACTCCTGTCATACAAATACCATTGACTAGTCCGATACCCTGTTGTGTTGCTTGTACCATTCGTGGTCTGTTTAGTACGATTGTCATCATCTCTTCTTTAACGAGTTTGCCGACAATTTCGGCGCCATTGGACATAACCAATGTCACCACTGTTCCTGTTTTCATAATTAATCCTTCCAACAATAAGTGGGCGTTGAATTATTCACATCAAAAATATTCTGATGTTTCATTAATGATCGGCGATAAGGTGTCCACTTTATACCTCTACCCCAACCAAGTTTGTCGATAAGTTCCTCTTTGGAAACCTTACCGCTATTCTTAATCCAAGTTACAATCTCTTGAAACTTTTCACTAGTATAACTCATATGACTCTGCTTGTCAAGAAGAAAATCAATATAATCTGACATCTCATGCATCTTGTCTTTATATATTAGTGTCTCACGAATACAGTCAAGCGCTTGTTCTGCCCGTTTATTTCTGAACTCTGGGTCATCCAAATATGTATTCATCAATTTAAGAGCATCATTATCATTGTCAAAGAAATCACCTTTCTCGTTCAACTCGTGATAATATGTATCGTTAAACATAACGTATGGTACACCATTCATCATACCATCTGTTGTTGCAACACTCCAACCACCATAGGTTTGTTTTGGCGAGAACCCCATATAACACTTTTGTAGATTCTTATAGTACCAATCCTTGCTTCCTTTTGTTGTGAAAACATATTCACGATTAGGTTTTTCCAGTAGTGGAATCCAAACCTTAAAGTCTTGTCTTGTTTCCCACAACTTATCACACACGGCGATAAATTCTTTGAAGTGTTTGTAGGTATCTGGTCTGTGATTGAACACAATAATTCGTGCTGGTTCATTGTTAATACTATCAACAATGTCCTTTTCATTTACGCCCAAATGTTGTGGTGTAAGAATATCATCCAGTTTTGTAATAGTAACATCACTGAATACTTCTGCTGCCTGATCAAGTACCAACCCCTTTTGATGTTGTGTGTTCAGATAGCATCTGTCATATTCTAGAAGTCCAGTGACGTTCTGATTAAAACTGTCAAGTGACCATCCAACCACTGATTTTAGGTCAAACCAGTGAGAGTAACCAAACACTGGTGGTGTATGGTGTGTCACATTATATAATACATTTTTGAGAGCGTGTGTATGTTCTGGTAGGTGAGACATAACCAAGTCAAAGTCGTTTACTCTACTCAACATCTTTTGTAGTTTGGGTACGTCCACATGGGAACGCATTGTTGGTGGGTATGTCGGCATCGGCAGATACCATTGTGTCACGTTATCAAATGCAAGTGATGGAACTGGTTCTGGCAAAATAAGATAGAACCACAAGTCATCACGAATCTGATTCAACAGATTAATCTGTTGCTTGATAACTTGAATATAACTATCCTTTTCCAAATCCTTCTGAAAAGTAATGTTAGGGTACACGAGCACCCTAACAGTTTTTTGTAACTTCTCTTCTTTTCCTATTTCAAAGAGGTTCATGCAGCAACCTCTTCTTCTTTTACTGAGATATCGTCCATCCACATATCCATCTCAACGAACTCAACGTCAAGGTTGAAGCGGTTACAAATATTCATCCAAAGAGGTTGAATTTGTGTTCTCCAAACTTTCGACTGTGCGACTGTTGGGTGATGAATACAAACTACTGCTTTCGTACAGTCTGTAGCATAGAGTGTTTCAAGAACACGTTCCAAACGCAAAGCACCAGATGAAAAATACGTTGAACACTGTCCAATTTCTGGGCGGTTATACGATTGTACTTTTTTGTCCAAGATACCTTTGTGTGGTGCTGCTTTCCAATTGATGAACAAGCGTCCAGCAGAACGGTGTTGTTCTTCCTGTTCAAGAATTTGGTTTGCTTTGTTCAAGATAGTATTTACAGACTGTTTTGTAAACCCAAACTCTTTTAGCGCAGTAACATTCGACTGTGCATTGAAAGGAACTTTTTTAGATGCCATGTCAAGAACGTATTTGATACCATCTGATTCTGAGATTTCTTTTTTGATAACATCTGCTTTTTTGTTACGCAAGCCACCAATAAAACGCAACTCTTCTTCTGTAAGTTCACAATGAACTGCATATGGAATACGCATCACTGGAATATCTACAGCGTGCTTTGACGCTGCAGCACCCAAGACTGTATGGTTTCCATCACCACGCAAATCTTCTCCGTTTGCACCACGCCCTTCCCATACAAGTACAGGGTTACAAGCATCAGTGTTGCCTCGTGCATCATCAATTTTCTGTTTGATGGTGCGTTGTAATTCTTGATCATGTTGGAAGCGAACTTGTAGTGCCGACATCTGTGCATGAAGTTGAAGATCTTCGACTGTTACAGGAAAGACACCATCATCAATTTGCTGGTTGATGAACAAACAGTTTTCGATGTCTGGTTCTGCAAATTGTGGAAACCCATTCGACAAGTTGTAAAACATTGGGTTTGTACGAGCATTTGCTTTTTTCAAAATGCGATGTTCAGCATTCTGCATCTGCATATAATCTCCATATGCAAGAACTTCAAATTTCAATTGTGATTTTGAGTTGGCAAATACTTTTTGAAACTCTTCGTTTGTTGAAGAGTGGTTGTAGGGATCGTCCACAGAACCTTTGTGAATTCCCACATACACTTTTCCATCAGACAAGTTGGTGTACTGATAGAGATACGCCTCATATGAGGCAGGGGGGGTTGCAATATTTTGCTCTACGATATTTGATGACATAACGTCACTCCTTTTGTTAGAACACTAGTTTCCACGAACATACAAGTCACATGAACAACACTAGGTTCGGTTGAAAATGAATACCACCTCGGCATTCATTATTAGTATAATACACAATGTTTCGGCAATTCAATACTTCACCTCAATTTTTGTAAGATTAGCAACTTCAATTCCATTCGTGAAGTCTGCCTTATCTTTCTTGTTTTCCCAATCAACAATGTCGTAGAAAAGATTTACTTCTTCAACTACACCGTCAAAGTACTTGGTCAAACTGTCAGTCGTGTTGATACGATTCTTGTAGTTTGTGATATTATCCCAACCACGAATAGTACCGTCTGTCTTAAACAAAGGCGCCATGCGAGGAAACACACTAACGAATAGTACCTTTTCAAATTCATTCTCACCATCTAACAACCGCACACTCTCACCAAGAGTGGTGTTTGCCATGTTGTAAATGTTCTTACCAATGTTAGAGTTGTTACACTTACACAGGATTGCAACCCATTTACCAGTGGTTTTGTTTTTGCCCAAAATGTCAATTTTGAACTTACCACCGTAAGCATCACAAGGCAAATTGTGTTCAAATACCCATTCGTAATCATCGTCATTGTACTTGGGGTATTCTGTTTTTAGTTCATGCAGAATTGCATCATGCAGGGCATCTGTCCGAGCAGAACCACGCACGTTTTTGTATGTATCCTTCAAAAAGTCTCTCAGCATTGAAATCACCTTTTCTCATTGACTA